CTGACGCATCATAAAGTAAAACCCATACTCTTGACATAAGCGAACAAAACGATTTAACACATCATTGACATTGTGATCTTCCATCATGTCTTCGTACTCACCTTTAGTGATCTCATCGAATGCTTCTTCAGGTAAAAATTCATCATCAGGGTACATTTCGAACAATCCTTATGTTAAGCCCTACTGTACATAGGCTATTTAGACTAAGTACTAAGTATATATTAAATATAAGTACATAGTATATACGTAATACATAGCCTAAGTAGCCTACATAGCCTATATAGATTTAGGGTATCAGAGAAAACCAAAGTTGTCAAGTTATTGTTCATCAATGTTACGTTTGCTTACAATGTCATCATCCCCTTCATTGATCAAGCGTACATTGCCAACAGCAGCTATTTCATCACGGACATACTTGAAACAACCATTGCATAAGTCAATGTACTGGTGTGTTCGAACACTACGCCTGGAGGCTTCATAGTCGCTTAAGGCTTCATTGCATGATAAGCATCTAATCTTCCGTCCCTACCTTTCTATTGTGTGTAATACCGTTAACAATGCGACAAACTTGAGATGCACTGGTATTGTTACGAACCCCTACTTCTTTCATGGAATACAAACCAGAGGCATAGTCTTCTTTAATTTTTTTAACATCATCTTCCGAAATAATTCTAAAACCTCTTTTGATACCCCACTTTAACCGTCCCTTTTTTATCTTGTCATTGATGTTGTCTTGTTGAGTTCCTAAAAATAAATGTTGCGGGTTAACACATTTTGGATTATCACACTTATGACATACAAGAGTGCTACTTGGTAGCATCTCCCCATTGTTATTGAAGTGCTCGTAAGAAAATCGATGGGCTTTGTACATTTTCTGAATGCCATTAATTTTTCTTCTGAAGTGACCGTAACCACCTCTTATTGATGCTCCAGTCCATAACCAGCATTCGCTTGGATCACTACTTCTGTTTACTTTTAAAGCCCATCTTTCGATTTCTGTCTTCATGTTTTTCTCCTAAAAGTAGGATTATAACACATCGCGTATCATCTGTCAAGTCATTTTAAGTCATCCCTCATAGAGTCAATCAACGAAACAAGTCTGTAATACTGAACATGTTCTTTCTCTGCTTCCTTGTCCGCAGCATCAGCATGACCCAATGCTAAGGCAATGTTAGCCTTGATTTGGAGCTCGATTAAGTACAGCAATTCATCCAACATATCTTTAGTCATAAAATACCCTCTAGAATCGATTAAAATAGGCCTAGAATCGACGATCTAGGCTAAGGTGACACCTACCTACATGAGTGCATCTTCAACGCCTTGTAGAGCCTCTAATCGCTTAGCGTGTTTAGACTGCCTAAGCTTAGACAATACTCTGGGATCTACCCAAGTATAATTAGGGAATGGCCAGCTAGGATTATCAGCGGCATAGCGTATACAGACAGTACCGTCAGTAGAGTCCCTACTGACTATCTCACAGGGTTTACCATTGAAATATAGCTGAATCATATAGTTAATCCTATGAAGAGCATGAAGGCGAACAATACACCGAAAGCACTGCCACCAAGTATCAATACAAGGTCACTAGATTGCATGTTTACTCTCCTGATAGGTCAACAATGGGGTTAATCCAATACTCCTCCGGTTCTAAACGATCAACGAAATCTTCAGCTTCATCTAACGTATCGAACCTATCCAAGTGTTCTAAGCCACCTTCGAGGCTTAGATAGTACGTGACCAGATAGCCTACAATCTTATAATCTACTGACATAATAAAGCCCTTTCGTTTATGGTTGCAATAATAGGGTTGACTTCGTACGCATAGACTTTGTTATCGTCCAAGCCTACACTGCGAACATAATAGTTAGCAGCTGACTCATTGTCGAACCGCTTTAACCAAGTATGGTCCGATCCCTTGGTAGTGAAAGACAATAGATAACCGACAATCTTAAAGTTTTCCATTACATTACCTTTAGTTTGATTACTTTTGACATCTTAACACCATGGGCAATGTAGCCAATAGTGCTTACTGATTTATCCCAACAAGCACGACATCCATTGCATTTACCTTCGTGCTGGTATGCTTCGCAGACTTTGATGTTATCAGCATCGAAGCTTGTTGCAATGGTGCTCGACCATGGTGCGTCCAATACCTCACCGACAATAGAATCCGATGATCGACGCACTACAACATTGTCCAATGCATCCATCTGGTCAATGATTGATTGAAACTTAGTAAACTTATGCATCCTAGTCGGTAACCAATGTTTACACCAAGGTGTACGTTTCATGACCTCGAGCATCTTTTCTGCTAGCTTGATTGTGTACATATCGCCACTATCAAGCCAGCGGAAATAGCGATCCGAGTCTAAAGCGCTAACCATATCATCAACCCAACTATCACGCTGCCAATCTTCACGGTTATGGATCCTTGGTGCTTTGACGTTAGCAAAATTGTAGTTGCCCGTAGTTGCATAACAACCTTTGCAAGCATCAACTAAGGACCCATCGCTAGCCTTTGAGCCAGGACAGGTATCCAATGCCTGAAGGGACCATGATCGAATTCCATCAAGCTTTGACGTGATGCTGATTTTGACTTGGGGTTTACTATAGTCTGCTGCTTGCATTGCCATTTGATTTACTCCTTGTTGTTTGTTGATTGAAGGGTCTTTCGACCCTTTGTTGATATTACATTGCACCGCTAAGCTTTGCTACTGTGCACAGTACCATTAAACCGATAGCAGTGCCAGCGATGAAAACTGTTAATGCTACTGCAGCTGCTATTTCGATCTTCTTTAGTATGCTCATTTGGTTTGCTCCGTGTTTGTTGTCGATGTATGCATACTACCTAGCTGATTTTGCGTTGTCAATGGCATTTCAGGGTTATCCGATGAACGGACAATAATCCAGGATGAATGGTAGTGTTGTTCGAATACAACAATCAATCGACTATCGTCGTAGGTATCAATCAAGTGTCATTGTAGGTATCAATGTAGGGTCAACCAAGTGTCATTGTAGGATGCTTCATCGACATACCTTCACAGACTCTGCACAGTTACCAGCACAGACTCTGCACAGTTATCCACAGACAACATTTCACATTATGAAATATACAGAGTTATCCACAGGTTACTAACAAGTTATCCACAGATAACATCATAGTTATCCACAGGTTATCAACATAGGGGGAGGGGTGGAGTTGTGGTGTAGATTGTTGTGGTGCTACTTAGCCTCAAAAAAGAGCAAAATAGACAATGTTAATGATAATCCATTACTATTAAGAAATCTCTTAAGAATCAATAAGTTATCTATAAAGCCTCTGCGGAGCCTATGACACCATGTTAATGGAGTCCCGCCATAGCCTATGTTGGCATGGTTCTTGCATGTAATCTGCACTGGTTAAAGCACAGTCTGCACTGACAATAACCCTACAGTAGTAGTCAAGACACTTTACAACAATATCATTTGTATGTTACAATAAGTCCTTCTATGTAGGCTATGAACAAAACATCGTATAAAAACTAAATAATAGTAGACATATAACTTATCGTCATACACTACATTGTAGATACATAAAATTATATACACCTTACAGTCCTGCCTTCCGGCAGAGAAACTATATAGAGGTAGTGATGTCCGAAATTAAAACTGAAGTTATATCTGATCTTTGTTCGCTACCTTCATCAGTCAGCCAGGATGTTGTGGCAGTCAATGAAGAAAAGAAAGTGCCTGCGAAAAAAAGAAAAAGAGGAAGACCAAAGAAGGAAGAAGTACAGAAGTACATTAAGAGACCTAAAAGAGGTAGACCTCCTGGTGAAGCAGCAAGGATTAAAGAACTAACAGCTTCGCTGTTGCTGACACACTCACAGGCTATCATCAGAAAGATAGTGCATAAGGCTCTTAATGATGAGGATAAGGATCAGATGGCAGCGCTGAAGTTATGTGTTGATAGGATGTTACCAGTAAGTTACTTTGAGGATAAAGGTGCTGGTGGAGGCTCTAGAGCCATTACCATCAACATCACTGGAGTGAATGACAACCCAGTAGAGATGATTGAACATGAACCTGTTGAAGTAGAAACTACCTTGATAGACTACGAAGAAACGGACACCGAGTAATCGGCTTGGAACACTTTAGAGAGTAGTGTGTCCAAAACTCTCTGTTCTTTCCAAGGAGAACTTATGAAAATATGTGTTAAGTGTAAAAAAGAGAAGCCGTTGAGCCTATTCTTTAAAAACTGCAAAGCAAAAGATGGATTGCAGTGGGCTTGTAAAGAATGCGATCAAAACAGGCATCTTAAGTGGAAACAAGAAAACCCTCAAGAGTACAAGCGTAGGGTAAAAAACACAGATCTCAAAAGAAATTACGGAATTACCTTAGAAGAGTACGAAAAAATTAAAGAAGAGCAAAAAAGTAGTTGTTATATATGCAATGAACTTACTAACGATTTAGTAGTAGACCATTGTCATATTAGTGGAAAAGTAAGAAAACTTCTTTGTAACAACTGCAATGCTGGTTTAGGTATGTATAAAGATAAACCAGAACTGCTTAGAAAAGCAGCGGAATATCTAGAGGAACATAGTGGATTTACAGGTTAAATTTTTGCCCTGGCAACAGGAAGTTTTTAAAGACCCTGTTAGATTTAAAATTATTGCAGCAGGGAGACGAACTGGAAAATCTCGTTTGGCTGCTTGGACTCTTATAATAGAAGCGCTTCAAGCCGATAAAGGTCATATCTGGTATGTAGCACCAACGCAGGGACAAGCTAGAGATATTATGTGGTCTACGCTGTTAGAGCTAGGACACCCAGTCATCAAAGGTAGTCATGTTAACAATATGCAGATTACGTTGGTGAATGGAGCAATGATATCGCTAAAGGGTGCTGATAGACCAGAGACAATGCGTGGTGTTAGTCTTAAATACTTAGTGATGGATGAGTATGCAGACATGAAACCACAGGTGTTCGAACAAATCCTTAGGCCTGCATTAGCGGATCAGAAGGGTAGAGCAATGTTTATTGGTACACCAATGGGTAGAAATCATTTCTATGAATTGTACAAACTAGGTGATAGTGGTAAGGATT